GTATTGTATTACCCAAACACTACATATAACTAATAAAATTTTTTTCGTATCTTTGTGTTTTAAACATCGAACATTATGAAAATGAAATATCAAAGTATGGGCGGTCTTGAGGTTAAAGACGGCAGATTAATAAACGACAGAAGAGACGGAGTATCCGGAATCCAACAAGCAGCTAACGTAAGAAGTATGATGCACCGTGCAAAGAAAGTAGATATGATTGCTGACGGAATAGAGTTAGCCGAGGGACGTAAAGGTTTCTATAGAATGTAATATTGATTTGATTGATTGATTTTAAAGAGAGGATACTTGATAGGTGTCCTTTTTTTTTTATCTATACCCAACTACTATGTTAACCTTTTAACATATCGATGTTGATTAAATGTTATTTAATTTTATCTAACTATCTGATTATCAATACTAATGTTGAAAATGTTGATTTTAAAGTTCAAAAGTCTTAAGAAGAAATAAAGTAGTTCTCTCTCTCTCTCTCTCTCTATAGAGGAACAATAAAAATACATAATAACATTTAGACAAAATTTAGACATAGCTACAATAGTAACAAGTTATAAAAATAGTGTACCTTTGTTTTAAATCTAAATTAAATCATATGTCTGAAATCGGTTATACTCCGAAAAATTTACTCTTCGAGGACGAGGGTAGAAAGAAACTATTTAAAGGAATCACTACAATAGCAAACGCAGTTAAGTCTACGTTAGGACCATCCGGTCAAACTGTATTGATTGAATCCCCACACCATACACACGGAATTACTGTTACCAAAGATGGAGTTACGGTAGCAAAGGCAGTAGCATTGATAGACCCAACCGAGCACCTTGCGGTGCAGATGATGAAAGAGGCAGCGGATAGAACTGCTTCATCAGCCGGTGACGGTACAACGACTGCCATTGTTTTAACTGAAGCGATTGTAAAATCAGGAGACGAACTAATTACTAAGGACCTCAACAAGACTGAGATACTTCGTGAGTTGGTTAATGAGACTAACATTGTGGTAAAGAACCTTAAGAAGAACTCAAGGAAAGTTACTGAGCAAAGACTTAGAGATGTAGCAACAGTATCAGCGAACAACGATAAGAAGTTAGGAAAAATAATTGCTGACGTATATAAGCAGGTTGGACCAACAGGTTTAGTAACTGTTGACCGTTCACAAACCTCAGAGACTTACTATGAGTCTACGAGTGGATTAAAAATAGACAGGGGATATGAGAGTCCTTTGTTTGTTAATCACCAAAAGAATGATGAGTGTATACTAGAGGATGTTCAAATCCTTGTATGTGATGCACCTATCGACAACTTACTTAACATAGAGAACGTACTAAAACCTATTATACAAGACCACAAGAAACTGTTAATCATAGCACCAACGAGTTCACAGGTAGTTAATACCTTAGCTGCTAACGTTATGAAAAACAAACTAAAGCTTTGTACGATAGGTGTTCCTTCGTTTGGATATAAGTCACACGAGTTAATGCAGGACATTGCTATTAGTGTTGGTGCTACTTACTTTAGTGAGAAGACAGGAGATGACTTAAGCTTAATGACTGAGAAAGATTTAGGTCACGCAGCGAAAGTTATTGTAGGGAGAGAGCATACTGTTATCGTAAAAGACAACAACTATGACGATGAAGGTTTGATTGACGCTAGAGTAAACGAACTAAAGGAAGCACATTCTAGAGAACACAATAAAGGTAATGCTGAGTTTATCCTTAGCCGTATCGCTTCGCTAACCGGAGGTGTTGGTGTAATATATGTTGGAGGTCAGACAGACTTAGAACAGAAAGAGTTATACGACAGGATTGATGATGCAGTATGTGCAGTACGTTCAGCTTTGGAAGAAGGAATTATTCCCGGAGGTGGAACTGCTCTATACCAAGAAGCACATAGATTAACTTTCTTAAATGATGAGGTAACTGTTGCTCAAGAAATTTTAGCGAGAGCACTTCGTGCTCCTATGTTTCAGATATGGGAGAATGCAGGAATTAAATATGAAGGACAGTACGAGGCATCTAAAGTGAGATACAACGATGGTTATGATGTAAGGAAAAAGAAATGGGGAGATATGTATCTAATGGGAATTATAGACCCATTGAAAGTTACTAAGTCAGCACTAGAGAATGCGGTATCAGTAGCAGCAACTATTCTATCAACTAACGCTATTATAACAATGGCGAGAACATATCAAGACCAAGACTAACTATGGGTGTAACTGCTAGCTTTTAAACTTGGTCGTTGCGGAGCAATACAGAGCACCCATTAAATTTTTAAACTATGGCAATATATAATGAAATTTTTGAGCATTACAGATTGGAAGAATTAAAAATAAATCAAGCTATCCAACTATTAGAAGAGAATGGATATAAGATATTTCTAGAAAAGAAAGACAAAAGCGAATGATAGGAGATTTTGTATATATGGGGTTTATATGTTTGTTTGTATTCCTCGTTGTGCTTTTTCAAATATATAAAGAAGAACAATGATTAAATGTAATTTTTGCGAAGAAGAGTTAATATGGGGTGGCGATGATGACAACGAGGCACACGGCTTAGAAGGAGATGGTATAGTGTCTAACTACAGTTGTCAAAACGAAGACTGTAATGTTGAAATGATTGTAATTTATAAAGAGATATGAAACCAATAGGAAAGTACATAGTGATAAGTCAAATAAAAGAAGAGGTAAAAACTGAATCAGGTTTATTACTTTCTGCAGCAGATGCACTTGACATTAGATATAAGAAAGGAAAAGTAATAGCACCCGGAACGGATGTTAGTGTTATTGATTCGGAAGATGTAATCTTTTATGATTCAAGAGCAGGGTACACAATGATTATCAAGGGAGAACAGTATACTGTTATTTCTGAGAGAGATGTCGTTGTTGTTTTATAAACTTATTCATTTCTTTAATATAGTTTCGGTATACCTTATCGGTGTATGAAACATTCTTTAAAAACATAGGATTGGTGGAGGGACTCTCAGGAATCTCTTCGCCTTCTAGTTTCTTATATATAGAATCAATTACTCTCATACTTTTATAAGACAATTGATATATAGCTTTATTCGTTCCGGTACGTTTTCTGAATACTTCTATCCAACCTTTTGTTCGTAGGTCCTCAAACCTATTCTTATCCCAACTTAGCAATTCATCAAACTCATCAAAATCATTCTTAGAAAAATATTTCTCTGATGACAAGAACAGTAACACATCTAGGTCTGCTTGTGATAGTCCGTACTTTGCTTTTATAAAATAACGAACTACTCGCCAATACTTTAAATAATTATGCATTCAATTAAATTTTGTAACTTTGCTACAAAGATATATTATTTATGCCAACAGACGCAGAAAAAAAGAAAGCAGCCGAAGCAGCCGCAGCAAAGAAAAGAAAAATAGCAGCAGATAAAGCAGCAGCAGAAAAAAAGGCAGCAGCTAAAAAAGCACTATTAGAAAATCTTAAGAAAAGTAATGTAAATTTAGACGACCCTAAGTTTGCCGCTAAGAAAGTAACAAAAAATAAACCAAAAGACAAAGGACCACGAAAGGTTTCAAGTTCAACGCAATTAAACTTTGGAGGTACAAGACTTGGTTCGGTAACAAAACTGAATAGAAAAAAAGGTCGTAAATCATATAGAGCATAATGGCAAAGACAGTAAGTTGGATGTACGGAGGCAAGAGGTATAGTGGAACTTTTATAAGGGAGACTAAGACTCACACATATGCTAGAACAACAAATGGTAAAATTAAAACTATAAAGAAAAAATAATTATGAGTTGTAAAGGATTAACAGGACGTAGTTTAAAACAATGTCAAGAAAGTAGAGCATATGAATTAAAGTTAAAGAAATCAGATTCTATTTTTAATGCTAAGATGAAAGTCATTGACAGAAAAGTAGCAGCATTAAAATTAGCAGAAAAGAAAAAGAAATCACTAATCAAAAAGAAAAAATAATATGCACTCAAAACCAAAACCGTATTTCACGGCAGCAAGTAAAGTAATGAAAGGGAAGCCTGAGAAGTATGGACTTCCATCTAATAAACAAATAGCAAATAGCGTTTACGCTAAGTGTGGTAAATAAATAGATATGGCAGATTGTTCAAAATTAAAAGGTGACGCAAAGAAAGCTTGTATTACGCTACAAGCTGATAAACTTGCAAAGAAGTTGAAGGCTGCTAAGTATGCAAAGATTAAGGCTGACGCAGCAGCTAAACTTGAGGCGGCAAAGATTGAAGCTAATAAAGCAGGAAAATTTGTTAAAACAGAAGTTAAGCAGGCAGTAGGTTTTGTTAAAGGTATTTTTAAAAAGAAACCAAAAGACCCTAATAAAGAAACTTCTAGTCAAAGAAGAAAGAGACGAAGAACAAACAAAAGGAAGAAACGAAATATAGGAATGTAATATGAAGACAAAGAAAAAAAAGGTTTTAAGAAAACCAAAACCAAAACCAAAACCAAAAAGAACATACTAATGGCAAAATTTAAAGTACATAATATGTACAGTAAAACGGGATTAAAGAAAGTAGCTAAAACTATGAAGGACCATTTAAGCTTAAAGGCTAAAGGTTATTCACATACAATGCCTAAGAAGAAAAAGTAATGGCAAAACCACGCAAGGGCAAAGCTAAGGTTAAAGTCACCTCAACAGGTAAACGAGTTAGCTACGGTCAAGCAGGTAAGGCTAAGAAAGGTGGACCTAGAGTAAAGCCGGGTACATCTAAGGGAGATAGTTACTGTGCTAGAAGCTTAGGTATTAAGAAAAGACTATCTAAGAAAAAACAGAACGACCCAAACACCCCTAACAACTTATCTCGTAAGAGATGGAAATGTTCAGGAGCCAAGTCAAAAAAATAAATTAAAAATTTTACTATCTTTGTAGAACAATAAAAAAAAATATTATGGCACACCAAGGATACAACTCTAGATTAAATGAATCTCTAGGAGCAAGAAACGGAAAAACAGGACAATCATTAAAGTCTCGTAGAAACGAGTCAGAAGGAATGTCTAAGTCAATGGGTAAAAGAAAGTACTCAGCAGATAAGTCAATGCCTTATCACCACAACAACTTAAAGGTTCACAAACATTAGATGAGTAAGTTCAAAAGATTAGTTAGTAAGCTTATGGCTGATGGCAAGTCAGAGACGGCTGCTAAAAAGATTGCTTACACTATCGGTGCAAATAAATATGGTAAAAGAGGTATGGCAGCTAAAGCTGCAGCCGGAAGAAGAAACGCATAATGGGGAAAGGATTTGTTTGGTTAGGAAATAAAATAATAGCACTTAACTGTGTTGTGGTATGTAAATGGAATAAATTAATGTTAGCTTTGATGTTAGCTTTAACTATTACTAATAAAGAATGCCCAAGTAAAATATGTGCTTGTAAAAAATAAATAATGGAATCAACAGGACTCGGAGACACAATTGAAAAAATTACAACTGCTACAGGAATTAAAAGAGTTGTTGAAGCAGTAGCGTCCGTTACAGGAAAACCCTGTGGTTGTTCAAAGCGAAAAGAAAAATTAAACGAGGTATTCCCTTATACAAAATAAAAAATTATGAGTTATATTAAAACACAAGGAATGTTAGCACAGGAGATTTATACCTCCGATGATAGCAATATTCCATATCCTGTAATCACGGCTTCAGGAACTGCTGACGCACAAACAAATAATGAACTTCTAGATTCTACTGCAGATTTTAAAGCAGAAGCAACTATAGTATATGCAGGAGATATTGTATATAACACTACTAACGGAACAAGTGCAACAGTACTATCTGTAAGTAGCGGTCAGGTTTTATTATTGAATGCTAATATATTTCCTGTAGGAAGCGAAAACTATGTAATATATTCTGCTTCATCTGTATTAAACTTACAAGATGCAAACAATGGTTGTGTCTTATATATAGGAGCAACAGGAGATTTAAAAGTAGATACCATTGGAGGAAGTACAGTTACATTCGATTCAGTACCTATAGGATTCTTTCCGGTACAAGTTAAGAAGGTATACAAAACGCTCACTACTGCAGCAAACATTATAGCAATTTGGTAATATGAAAAAACATACATTAACTATTGGAATAACAATACGAATATGAAAGAGTATTATACACAGACTAACACATCGGGGACAGACCTAGAAATAGTTTATCACTTAACCCCTAATGCGTAATTGGATGACAGATTTAAAATTGTACTTGCTTAATGCGAGTACGCTAGCTATTTCCTTTACGCAGGTAGATATGATTCTAAAGGTTCTACTTTTATTGGTCAGTATTGGATACACCATTCATAAATGGATACTACTTCGTAAGAAACCAAATGAAAAAAATAAATAAATTTATTGTTCATTCATCAGCTACTAGAGAGAATCAACCTATTTCTTTTGAAACAATAAAAAGTTGGCACGTTGATGAACGTGGTTGGAAAGATATTGGATACCATTATATAGTACACTTAGACGGAAGAATAAGTAAAGGCAGAAAAGATTCTGCACAAGGTGCTCATACTTCAGGGCACAATCACGATAGTTTAGGCATTTGTTATGTAGGTGGTGTTGAGTCTGACGGCAAAACTCCTAAAGACACAAGGACTTGTGCACAAATTGAAACCCTAGAATGCTTACTTCATACTTTAAAACAAATACATACTGACGCAGTAGTGCATAGTCATAATGATTTTTCAGAAAAAGCTTGTCCTAGTTTTGATGCGACAGGTGAATATAAACATATAAGCGAACATAACTATGAAGAAAATTGTTGATTGGTTTGGAGGAAGTGTAGTAAAAGAATTACTAGAAGGATTAGATAATCTATTTACTTCCAAAGAAGAGAAGATACACGCACAGAATGTAATCAAACAAATTCTAATTCAGAAACAATTAGAGTTACAAAAGATGCAAACTGATATTATTATAACAGAAGCAAAGGGAAATTGGTTGCAAAGAAGTTGGAGACCAATACTTATGATGGCTTTTGGGTTTATTGTAATTTATGTAAAATTTATAGCACCTGTATTTACTTTACCTATCCCTGATTTAGAACTTGAGTTTTGGGAATTACTAAAAATAGGTATTGGAGGTTATGTAGTTGGTAGAAGTGCAGAGAAAATAGCAAAGAACATTACTATTAACAAAAAATAATCGTCATTTTTTTTATCTATCTTTGTAGAACAGAAAAACGTAGATTATAAATGGCAAGAATAAGTACATACCCAATAGATACTAATCTAAGCGGTGGGGATAAATGGATAGGAACTGATGTAGCTAATCAAAATGCGACAAAAAACTTTTCATTAGAATCGGTTGCTGAATGGATTAATGTAAATGCGACAATTGACGCACAAACCTTACGATATGTCTATCAATCAGAAGCAACAGACGCAAACAGACTAAAAGGTTCTATATCTCTTCCTACTAATGTAGCCGGAGATGTTTCTTTTAGTACGATAACTAATTTTATTATTAGTTCGTACTCTTTAAAGTACACAAGTCAACCACCACCTACTGATATATCAGGATTTTTTACAACTCCTCTAATAAGTTCTTTTGTATTGATTACCAATACTAAGGATATAAGCAATTATGGAATTTTTAAGTGGGATTCTGCAGCTACTAACCCCAATAAGGCTAACTTTTGGGATATAGGACTAACATTACAGGCATCATCCGGAGACTTTAAAAGTAGTAAAGATTATTTATTATCTTTGCTAACATATGACCCATCAGCAGGTGGAGGAGATAAGAACTTTGTTTTTACTCAAGCAGCACCTTCTGCAACGTGGACTATAACTCACAACTTAGATAAATTTCCATCGGTTAGTGTAGTTAATTCAGCGTTGGAAGTTGTATACGGAAATATAGAGTATAATAATATTAACCAAGTAACAATAACATTTAGTGCTCCCTTTGCAGGTCAAGCATTTCTAAATTAAAACTAAAACAAAAAAACTATGGCAATTAAGTATTTAGATTCGTTAGACATATCGGGAACTGAGATTCAGAATGTACGAGCACAGAGTATTACGAGTAATCCAACTCCATTAGGAGAAGGACAATTTTTCTTTGACTCAACGTTAAAGGTAATTAAGTACTATGATGGTACAAATTGGATAACACTAGACGGAAGTGGGGATATCTCAGGAGTTACTGCAGGTAGCGGTCTTACCGGTGGAGGAATAACAGGTAATGTTACAGTTTCTGTAGATTATGCAGGAGCAGATAACATTATTCTTGAAGCACAAGACTTATCAGCCTCAGCAATTGGACTAACTAATAAAATTATGTTTTCTGACGGAAGCAATGATGTTAGTTTTGCAAATGTTAGTGATTTACCTTTTAGTAATCAGTTAGGTACAGTAACTTCAGTAAGTCAAACTCACGGAGGTAATGCATTTACAGTAGGAGGTTCACCTGTAACAAGTTCAGGAACTCTTGCTATTACAATGGCAGGTACTGCAGCACAATATATAAATGGATTAGGTAATTTAATTACTTTCCCGGCTGATGCAGGTGGAACAGTAACATCTATTGCTACAAGTAATGGAACATTTGTAAATGTAACCGGTGGAACAATAACATCTTCAGGTACAATTACAGGAGATTTATCAGCAACAGGAACTCCAAGTGCAACAACGTATTTAAGAGGAGATAATGTTTGGGCAACAGTTCCGGGCGGTTATACTTCTTTCTCATTAAAGGCAGACACAGGAACCGCTAATGATATCTTAGATGGAGACACAGTTGATATTGGTGGTGGAACAGGAATATCTACAGTAATTGCAAGTGCAGGTTCTACTTCTACAGTAGAGGTAAGTCTAGATAACACAAGTGTTACTGCAGCAGCATACACAAGTGCTAACATTACAGTAGATGCACAAGGACGTATTACTGCAGCATCAGACGGTGGAGCAGGAACAATGACTGATTTTGATGTAGATGGAGATTCAGGTCCGACACAAACTATAACAAACGGAAATACTTTAAGTATCAAAGGTGGAACTGCATTAACTTCTGTATCAAGTGCTACGGATACTGTAACAGTTAATCACGATAACTTTGGAACGGCAGCTACATCAGCTTACCCATCTTCAATTACAACAAATGCTCAAGGTCACGTTACTGCAGTTACTGCAGGTAGTGCACCGGGAACAATGAGTAACTTCTCAGTATCAGCAGATAGTGGTCCAACACAATCTATTACACAAGGTAATACTCTTGCAGTTTCAGGTGGTGTAGGTATTGTAACTACGGCAGTTGCTACGGATAAGGTATCTATTAAAACTGACTTAAGCGAATTACCATCGTTAGTAGCAACAGGATTTGATAATGATATTATATTCTTACAAGACCAAGCTGACCAAGGTAAGGTTGCAATGAGTAATGTGCCTTTAACTTTATGGGGTGCACCTACTGCAAGTTTAAGTATTGGTACACAAAAACTTATTAATGTAGTTGACCCAACGGCAGCACAAGATGGAGCAACTAAAAATTATGTAGATACAACATTCGCAGGTTCAGGAGCATTAATCTTTCAAGGAGGATATGCAGCAAATACTGCAGCACCAACAGGAGCAGCAGTTCTTAAAGGATTTACTTATGTAGTAACAGTAGCAGGTACAGGAGTTCCTGCAAATTATTGGTCTCCAACACTAGAGATTGGTGATTTAATTATCGCTAACAGTAACAATCCAACAAGTGCAGCAGATTGGACAGAGGTTAACAAGAACATTGACGTTGCAACTGCAACAGTACAAGGTATTGCTAATTTCCCTGTAGCAGGTGGACTATCAGTATTAGCCGGAAGCGTAAGTATGGCAATTACAGGACCCGGAGCAGGTAGTGTAGGTTCAGCATCTAAATCTTTATCTATAACAACTGATGTTAAAGGTAGAGTTACTGCAAGAACTGCACAAGATATTGCAATCGCAGCAAGTCAAGTAACTAATTTCTGTGCAGAAGTTGAGTCTTGTGTTGCAGGAGCATCTAGAGAAAAAACAGGAACAATAGGAAGTGCAACGTCTTGGACAATAACACACAATATGGGAACTAGAAACGTTAATGTTGTTTTATATTCTAATTCAGGTACTTATCAAGATTTAAAGGCAACAATTACTAGACCAAGTATTAACACTATAACAATATCTGTTTTTGCTAATCCGGGTGCAAATGCTATAAACTATATGATTCAAAAAATTGGAGCATAATTAAAATTGGACAATAATTAAAATAAAAAATGGCTGATAACATAGAATTTCTATCCCCGGTAAGTATTGCAAAAACATTATTTGTAAACGACCGTGAGGTAGGAAGTAATGCTTTCACAAGTACGCTAATACCAACTAACAATACACAACTAATTAACGGTGCAGGATATATAACTGCTGCATCGTTACCTGAAGGAGATATCACATCGGTAACTGCACAGGGTGGATTGACAGGTGGAGGTACAAGTGGTGGTGTTACAGTAGAAATACAATACCTAGGAGAAAAAAATATAATTAATGCAGCAACTCAAGATAATACTAAAATTGATTCTAAGGATTTAATTTTATATAAAAACAATGCTGATGATACTGTTTATAGTGCTAGAGTAACTGACCTTTTAACGTTAGCACCTCAAGGTGATATAACAAGTGTAGTTGCAGGAACAGGAATGACCGGTGGTGGTACAAGTGGAGCAGTTACATTAAATGTTATTGGTGGTTCAGGAATTACTGCAAATGCAAATGACATTAATGTTGACGGTACGGTTATAAGAACAACAGGTACACAAACTCTTGGTGGTGCAAAAACATTCAGTTCAGTTCCTGTAGTGGGAACGATAGCAACTGCAAATGATTCAACCTCAGCAGCTTCAACTGCTTGGGTAAAAAATCAAGGGTATATAACATCAACACCGGGTGGAGACATTACGGGAGTAACGGCAGGAAGTGGATTAGGTGGAGGTGGAACTTCAGGAACAGTTACATTAACAAATACTGATAAGGGTTCTACGCAAAATATGTTTAAAAACATTAAAGCGTCAGGAACTAAAGAGGAGGTTGTAGCAAGTATTAACAATGATACAGTAACTTTTAGTGGACTAGGTTCAGTAGTTGTAACATCAATACCTGACTCGAACACAATAAATATTAGCAGTAGGTTTCAAGACTTAGTATTATCAGGTACACAATTAACTCTTACTGATGGTAACACAATTACGTTACCAACATCAATAGGTCCAAAAGGTGACCAAGGTATACAGGGTATACAAGGTATCCAAGGAGATACAGGTACTACCGGAGCAAGGGGAGCAACAGGTTCTAAAGGAGACCAAGGTCTTCAGGGAATTCAAGGTGTCATAGGAGATACAGGATTAACGGGAGCAAAAGGTAATCCGGGTATTCAAGGAACAACAGGTGCTAAAGGAAACACAGGAACCGCAGGAACTAATGGGACCAATGGTGCTAAAGGAGCAACCGGAGATGCAGGTGCTAAGGGTGATACCGGAGCACAAGGTGGAGTAGGTGCTAAAGGAGACCAAGGTCTTAAAGGTATACAGGGTATCCAAGGAGACACAGGAAATACAGGAGCCAAAGGTAGTACGGGTAACGCAGGAACTAATGGTGCTAAGGGAGACCAAGGTATCCAAGGTATAAGAGGTGTTACGGGTACTGCAGGAACCAATGGAGCAAAGGGTGATACCGGAGCACAAGGGGGAACAGGAGCAAAGGGTGACCAAGGTCTTAAAGGAGTACAAGGAATACAAGGAGACATCGGTTTAACGGGTTCTAAGGGGTCTACAGGAAATGCCGGTACAAATGGTACAAATGGAGCAAGAGGTTTAACAGGAGCCAAGGGAGACCAAGGTGGAACAGGAGCAACAGGTGGACAGGGTATCCAAGGGATAAGAGGTATAACAGGAAATACAGGAGGAACAGGTGGAACCGGTGCTAAGGGAGACCAAGGAATTCAAGGTATCCAAGGTGGAACCGGTGCTAAGGGTAATGCCGGAACCAACGGAACCAACGGTGCTAAAGGTGATAAAGGATTAACCGGAAATACAGGTGCAGCCGGAGGAACGGGTGGACAAGGTATTCAAGGTATAAGAGGATTAACCGGTCTTACAGGTGCGGCAGGTACTAACGGAACTAACGGAAGTACGGGAGCGAAAGGAGACCAAGGTCTTAAGGGTGTCCAAGGAATTCAAGGACTTACAGGAACCGCAGGTTCTAATGGAGCGAAGGGAGATACCGGAGCACAGGGAGGAAAAGGAGACCAAGGAGTACAAGGAATCAGAGGAGCAACAGGAACTACAGGTGGAACAGGAGCGACAGGAGGACAAGGAATACAAGGTATAAGAGGTCTTACAGGAACTGCAGGAACTAATGGTTCTAATGGTGCTAAAGGTGATAAAGGTGCAACAGGTATACAAGGTATACAAGGTGGAACAGGTGGAACAGGAGCAACCGGTGGTCAAGGAATACAAGGACTTACAGGAAAAGCCGGGACTAACGGAACTAACGGTGCAGCAGGTGCTCGTGGAGCAACAGGTTCACAAGGTGGACAAGGTATTCAAGGTACGACAGGAGCGAAAGGAAACCCCGGAACAAATGGAACTAACGGTGCTAAAGGTGCAACAGGTAACACAGGTAATGCAGGGTCTAATGGTGCTCAAGGTATACAAGGGATAAAAGGAAACACAGGAACTGCAGGAAGTAATGGAAGTCCGGGAGCGACAGGTTCTAGAGGTGCTACAGGTAGTCAAGGTAATCCGGGAACAAACGGAACAAATGCAACTGCTTTCCCTGTAACTATTGATGGAGGGAAACCTTCTACAATTAAGTCGATGTCTGTAAATACTAAAGCGAGGTCTCCTTTTGCTACAGTAGTCCTAGATGATGGAACATCTTTTATGTTAACTGTATTCTCACCTTTTGCAGGTAAGTAATAATTAACTACCTTTGTTATATATAAATTAAATTAAATAAAATATCAAAATGAAGAAAGCAATTAAAAAAGAAGTAAAGAAAGTAACACTTACCAAAATTGAATTGACAAAAGTTCAGTCAATGCTAAATGCATTCAATCAATTGAAAATGCAATTAGGAGATATTGAGTTATCAAAAAGTGTTGTAATCGAAAACATTAATAAATTGAAATCAGATTATGCTGAAGTTGAAAAAGATTTAGCTAAGGTATATGGTGCAGATGCTCAAATTGATGTTAAGACAGGAGACGTTATTCAGGTTCCTAAAGAAGCGAAACTAGAAAAAATAAAGTAATGGCAAAAATAAGTACATATCAAATAGATAGTGCACCAACAATAGCTGACAAGTTAATTGGTACAGAAGTAGATTCAGATGGTTTGGATATTACTAAAAATTATACTATTGGAGATATACTTAATTTAAAGTCATTTGCTACAGGAGCACCTGTAGTTGTCGCTGCTAAATCCGGTGGGAATCAAGATGTTGTTCAATACGGAAATATATATACTATAAGTTGGACAGGTGGAGCAGGTTTTTCTAAACTTAATTTACCAAAAGCAGGTTCTATTCCTTATAGAAAAATTATATTTAGTGCAGACGGAACTATAAGTGCTACTCAAACAATATCCTTAAGTGCAAACGGTACTGAAACTATAAACGGTGCTGCTACCAAGACTATAAATTCTGCGTATGCTAGCTTATCTGTTTGGTCTGACGGAACAAATTGGAGAATCATACAGGAAATATCTTAATAAAATGGACATAAGAAAAATTTCAGTAGGTCCGGATTATAAGTCAGGTGCGATGCACTATCTTGTAGGACAGGACATACTGAATGGAAACTTTCACATTCATTTAATACGAAAAGAAGAATCTTCGATTTGTATTTATATTCAACAAAAGGATGAAATATTATTGTGGAAAGAATTCAACTCTACTATGCCTATATCAATTGAATATAACATAAATTTTTAGCAGTCATAAACTAAGTTATGAAATCACCATTTGCGTTTATTGTTAAACCTGTAAAAGGTAAGAGATATAATAACACGAAAGAAATAGGAGGTATTGAATTCATTATCAGTACTTCACAGGAAGACCACAAATTTTCAAACAGAGAAGCTGAAGTAATAGAACTACCATTAGGATATAAAGGTCCTATAGAAGTAGGGAATACTCTCTTGGTACATCACAATGTTTTCAAGTATTATAATAATATGAAAGGAAAACAAGTAAGTGGTAGAAGCTTTTTTAAAGACAACTTATTTTTTGTAGAGGACGAACAGTTTTATATGTATAAAAACATAGACGGTTGGAATGCACACGATAAAAATTGTTTTATTAAACCTGTTGATGTTGAAGAGTCCTATATTTTTAAACCAATCTCTAACGAACCTTTAGTAGGAGAGATGGTATATCCAAATAAGTATTTGTCTAGCTATGGAATTAGCAAAGGCGATAGGGTTTCTTTTCAACCTGAAAGCGAGTACGAGTTTAACGTAGACGGTGAAGTTCTATATCGAATCTTTGACCATCAGATTACCTTAGCGTTATGAGTCGAGAATGGGATTGGATGGAGGACGAAGACCATAAAGATATTCCATTAAAAAAAATGAAACGATTTAAAAATGAACTCAAAAGAAATAAAATTAAAAATAATAGAAGCAGGTTACAAGGCGGTGGAACAATTAATAAAGGTTTCGAAGGAAGCAATTATTAAACACGACCCTGAAGATGCTTTATCTGCAGATAGATTAAAGAATGCAGCAGCTACTAAAAAGTTAGCAATCTTTGATGCGTTTGAAATTTTAAACAGAATAGAAGCAGAGAAAGAAGCACTAGACGCTATAGATAAAGGACCAAACAGAACTGATACCAAACAAGGATTTGCAGAAAGAAACTCAAAATAATCTATATACATTACTTAGTGATGTTGTACCGAAGAATGTTCTGACAACTAAGAACAAAGCTAGGTCTTGGGAGTACGGAGTTAACGAAAAATATAACATTATTGTTATATCTAAAGACGGTACGATTGGAGATGTTGTTTCAATACAAGGACTTAGAATTGCATTACCTGCAACTCCTAAAGATTGTTTTAAAAGAGATGAGTCTAAGCCTAATCAGTATTGGGAAAGAAAAGATATACCAAAACCTTTATCGAAAATTCAATCTATATTTCAATGGAATGATATGGCTACTGAATTTAAAAATCAATGGGTAGATTATGTTGAAAATGAATTTGTAAAAAGAGAAAGAGGAACGTGGTTTTATTCTAATGGAATTAAAACTTATATTACAGGTTCTCATTTTATGTATCTTCAATGGACTAAAATAGATATTGGTTATCCTGATTTTAGAGAAGCAAATAGAATACTATATATTTTTTGGGAAGCTTGTAAAGCTGATAAGAGGAGTTTTGGAATGGACTATTTAAAAATTAGACGTTCAGGATTTTCTTATATGGGTAGTGAGGAATGTGCCAATACAGGTACAATATCTAAAGATGCAAGAATAGGTATATTATCTAAGACAGGGGGTGATGCAAAGAAAATGTTTACAGACAAAGTTGTTCCTATTGCAAATAATTATCCTTTCTTTTTTAAACCTATTCAGGATGGTATGGATAAACCAAAAACTGAATTAGCTTTTAGAATTCCTGCATCTAAGATTACTAAAAAAAATATGTTTGATTCTACAGACGATGAGTTGTATGGATTAGATACTACAATTGATTGGAAAAATACAGATGATAACAGTTATGATGGTGAGAAATTACTATTATTAATTCACGATGAGAGTGGTAAATGGATTAAGCCAAATAATATATTAAATAATTGGAGAGTTACTAAGACTTGTTTAAGATTAGGTTCAAAAATTATAGGTAAATGTATGATGGGTTCTACTTCAAATGCCTTGTCTAAGGGTGGAGATAACTTTAAAAAATTATACGAAGACTCTAATGTGTTTGATAGAAATGCAAACGGTCAAACTAAAAGTGGTTTGTATAGTTTGTTTATTCCTATGGAATGGAATATGGAAGGATTTATTGATAGGTTCGGTATGCCTGTTTTTCATACACCAAGTAAACCTGTGTTAGGAATTGATGATGAGATGATACATAAAGGTGCTATTAACTATTGGCAAGATGAAGTGGATTCTTTAAAGAATGACCCTGATGCATTAAACGAATTCTATAGACAGTTTCCTAGAACAGAGTCTCACGCATTTAGAGATGAAAGTAAACAATCAATATTTAATTTAACAAAAATATATCAGCAAATAGATTATAACGATTCAATTATATTAGACCATCACGTTACTCGTGGTAGTTTTAGTTGGAAGAATGGTATAAAAGATAGTGAGGTTTTATTTAGTCCTGATACTAGAGGTAGATTTTATGTATCTTGGACTCCTGAGAAAGGAATGCAAAATAGAATTGAAACTAGGAATGGAATTAAACATCCGGGTAATAAACATTTAGGTGCTTTTGGTTGTGATAGTTATGATATATCAGGAGTTGTTGGCGGTGGTGGTTCCAATGGAGCACTTCACGGTAAGACAATGTTTCATATGGATAACGCTCCGACTAATGAATTCTTTTTAGAATACATCGCAAGACCACAGACTGCTGAAATATTTTTTGAAGATGTTTTAAAAGCTTGTGTGTTTTTTGGAATGCCTATATTAATAGAGAATAACAAACCTAGACTACTTTATCATTTTAAGAATAGAGGGTATAGAGGATTCTGTATGAATAGACCTGATAAACATTATACAAAACTTTCTAAGACTGAAAGAGAATTAGGAGGAATGCCAAATTCAAGTGAAGATGTTAAGCAAGCACACGCTTCTGCAATTGAATCTTATATCGATGAGCATATAGGTTTTAAAACTGAAGAAGAGATGGGAGATTGTGTCTTTACTAGAACATTAGAAGATTGGGCAAAATTTGATATTAACAATAGAACCAAGTTTGATGCAAGTATATCATCAGGGTTAGCTATAATGGCAACACAAAAACATCTCTATACACCTGTGAAAAAAGTTTCAAAAATAAAGGTTAACTTTGCAAGGTATAGTAACAAGGGTACACAAAGCGAAATTATTAGATGAAGAAAGTAGACATAAACATACAATCTGCAGGATTCCCTAGTCAATTTGTTTCAGATGCAGAAAAAGCTACTGAAGAGTTCGGTTTACAAATCGGGCAAGCCATTCAATATGAGTGGTTCAAAAAGGATAGTGGGAGTTGTAGATTTTACAATCAATCGGCAGACTTCCATAGGTTGCGTTTGTACGCAAGAGGAGAACAATCTGTAGGAAAATACAAAAATGAATTAGCAGTAGACGGAGATTTATCTTATCTAAATTTAGATTGGACCCCTGTTCCTGTACTTCCTAAATTCGTGGATATCGTAGTTAACGGTATGCAAGGAAGGGAGTTTGTTCCAAAAGCTTATGCACAAGATGCTATGTCTCAGTCTAAGAGAAGTAAGTATCAGCAAATGGTGGAAGGACAAATGGTAGCTAAACCTTTACTAAACGTTATACAAGAAAAAACAGGAGTCAATCCTTTTACAGTTGCCGCTGAAGAGTTACCTAATACAGACGAAGAACTTAAGTTGTATATGCAGCTTAACTACAAACCTGCAATAGAAATTGCAGAAGAAGAAGCTATTAGTACTCTGTTTGAAGCTAACAAATATGATGACATTCGTAAACGATTAGATTATGATATGACTGTCTTAGGTGTTGCAATGGCAAAGCACGAATTTTTAATGGGAGACGGTGTAAAAATTAATTATGTAGACCCTGCAAATGTGGTGTACAGTTATACTGAAGACCCAAACTTTAAAGATTGTTTTTATTGGGGAGAAATTAAAACACTTCCAATTACAGAATTATTAAAGATTGACCAATCATTAACTAAAGAAGACCTAGAAGAAATATCTCAATCATCTCAGAGTTGGTATGATTATTTTAATACTGCACAGATGCAGCAGAATGATATATTTTATAGAGATACTGCAACCTTACTGTATTTTAATTATAAGACAACTAAGAAAGTTGTTTACAAAAGAAAAGTTCAGGACAATGGTAATGTAAAAATGGTGGAGAAAGATGATTCTTTTAACCCACCTGCAGAAATGCAAGAAGAAGGAAACTTTGAAAAGGTTTCTAAAACTATTGATGTATGGTATGAGGGAGTAATGGTTATGGGAACTAACATTATGCTTCAATGGAAGTTGATGGAAAATATGGTTAGACCACAATCAGCTAGTCAGTATGCAATACCAAACTATGTAGCAGCAGCACCAAGAATGTATAAAGGTGCTATTGAATCTTTGGTTAGACGTATGATACCATTTGCTGATTTGATTCAGATTACACACTTAAAGTTACAACAAGTAATTGCTAGAGTTGTTCCGGATGGTGTGTTTATAGATGCTGATGGTCTTAATGAAGTAGACTTAGGTACGGGTAATGCTTACAATCCTGAAGATGCATTAAGAATGTATTTCCAAACAGGTAGTGTTATTGGTAGAAGTTATACTCAAGATGGAGATTTTAATCAGGCTAAGGTTCCAATTAAAGAACTTCAGTCTTCATCAGGTGCTTCTAAAACTCAAATGCTATTAACAAATTATAACCATTATCTTAATCAGATAAGAACGGTTACAGGACTAAACGAAGCAAGAGATGGAAGTATGCCTGACCCTAATGGTTTAGTAGGCTTACAAAAAATGGCAGCATTAAATTCAAACGTAGCAACAAGACATATTCTTGACGCAAGTTTATATATCTATAGAACTTTAGCTGAAGCTATTACTTATAGAGTTGCTGATATTTTACAATACTCTGATTTTAAAGAAGAGTTTATAAATCAAATTGGTAAATACAATGTATCTATCCTTGGCGATATTAATGAACTATATATTTACGACTTCGGAATATTTATTGAACTATCACCTGACGAAGAACAAAGAGCACAACTTGAGCAGAATATTCAGATGGCTTTATCTAAAGGAGATATTAATCTAGAAGACGCAATAGATATTAGAGAACTTAAAAATCTAAAACTAGCCAATCAACTTCTTAAGATGAAGAGAGTTGGTAAGCAAGATAGAGAAGAAAAGATGGCTGCTCAACAACAACAAGCACAAGCACAACAACAACAAGCTGCCATTCAAGCACAAGCACAAGCTGCACAACAACAACTTCAAATGGAAACCCAAGCTAAATTACAATATAGACAGGGTGATGTTTCTTTTGAAATTGAAAAAATGAAACAAGAAGCGATGTTGAAATCTCAACTAATGCAAGAGGAGTTTAATTTGAATATGCAACTACGTCAAATGGATGCACAACAATTGCAAGGTAGAGAGGACCAAAGAGAAGATGCAAAGTCAGGAAGAATATCTCAACAAAATACCGAGCAAAGTAGATTAATAAATCAACGTAAAAATAATTTACCTCCACAGAGATTTGAATCTAACGAGGATAGTTTAGATGGGTTTGACCTAGCGGAATTCAATCCAAGATAACTGTCTAAATTATTATTAATTTTTGTTTAACTTTGTATAAAATATAATCTAATCTAAATATAATATGGAATTTAAAGTAAAAGCAGTTGAAGCGGTTGAGGAAAAGTCTTCTCAACAGATAGAACAAGAACTACTTAACAAACACGAAGAGAAATTTTCAGATGCTCTTGAGACAGATGGTACAACAGGTAATACTGTAACACTTACGGATGAAAGTAATACAACTACTGATGAGGCAACTCCGGTAGCTGAACAAAATACAGAAACTACATCTTCAGAAGTAACTGAGGATGACGTTCTTAAATTTATTGGTAAAAGATATGGGAAAGAGATAAATTCATTAGATGAGTTTAATCAAACTAGGGAAGAGAATGAACCCCTCCCCGAAGATGTATCCAAATATCTAAAATATAAAAAAGACACAGGTCGTGGAATCAATGACTTCTATGAATTACAGAAGGATTATGATGAAGTAGAACCTGATAAATTGTTAGCTGATTATTTATCTGCAACCGAAAAAGGGTTGGATGCTGATGACATACAAGACTTAATGGAAGAGTATTCTTTCGATGAGGACTTAGATGACGAAAAGCAAATCAGAAAAATTAAGCTATCAAAGAAAAAGATTATTGCGAAAGCCAAAGATTATTTTGCAGACCAACAAGAAATGTACAAAGTTCCTCTAGAGTCTAGGGGTACTGACATTGAACTGCCTGCAGAAGAAGAAGAGGAGTATAAACAATATGTAGCTAATGCAAAGACGGTACAAGAGAGAACCAAACGGAATAGGGAGGTTTATCTGCAAAAAACAAGCGATGTGTTTGACGAGTTCAAAGGTTTTGAGTTCGAATTAGACGGCAACAAAGTTTTGTTTTCACCCGGTGATGCTGCTGAACTGAAGAAGATGCATTCTAATCCTGTAGATTTTAGTAAAAAATATCAAGCAGAAGATGGAACGTTAACTAATGCGGCAGGATATCACAAGTCTTTAGCAATGGCAATGCAACCTGATAGGTTTGCGAAGTTTTTTTACGAGCAAGGTAAGTCTGCTGCAGCGGATGAATCAATGAGAAAAATGAAAAATGTTAATATGACAACACGCTCTGCTCCTGAAACTTCGTCTACTAAAAGTGGTATGCAAATTAAATCTGTAACTCCCGACCACGGTAGAGGGTTAAAGATTAGAAGTAGAAAAAAATAATAATAATTTTAAAAAAAAACAAAAATGAGTGTATCAAATATACCCGGTTTTGACTTACAACCAAGTGCTCAAAGAGTACCTGTAAGGTCTAACTACATTACAAACTTCGATTTCTTAAATCAGTATCTTCCTGATACTTACGAAAAAGAATTCGAAAGATATGGTAACAGAACTATCTCTTCTTTCTTAAGAATGGTTGGTGCTGAAATGCCATCTAACTCTGACCTTATCAAATGGGCAGAACAAGGACGTTTACATACTAAGTATACAAACTGTACAACTGCAGTAGCAGTAGGAGTAGATGTTGCTGATTTTGCTATCGCTGATGTTTTAAACCCGGCTTTCGTAAATGAAGCTTCAGGTTCTATTGCTATTCGTGTTGGTCAAACAATTATGATTACTAAGAACAATGGTGGAGGTAGTGTTAAAGCTATCGTAACTTCAGTAGACTATGCTACAAGAGTTGTATCAGTTGCATTTTACAATGCAGGTGGATTAACAACTGTTGCAGGAGATGTTTATTCTATGTTTATATATGGTTCTGAATTCAGAAAAGGTACAGACGGAATGGCAGGTTCTTTAGAAGCTGATGATTTCATCTTCGAAAATTCTCCTATCATCATCAAAGATAAGTATGCAGTATCAGGTTCTGATATGGCACAAATCGGATGGGTAGAAGTAACTACTGAAAATGGAGCAAACGGATACCTATGGTACTTGAAGTCTGAGCACGAAACAAGATTACGTTTTGATGACTATTTAGAGACTGCAATGATTGAAGCAGTACCTGCAGCAGTAGGTTCAGGAGCAATCGCTACTACAGGTGATGTAGGTAACAAAGGTTCTGAAGGTATTTTCTACGTTGTAGAGAACAGAGGAAACGTATGGGGAGCAGGTAATCCAACAACTCTTGCAGAGTGGGATTCAATTATCTCTAGACTTGATAAGCAAGGTGCTATTGAAGAGAACGTAGTATTTGTTGATAGAGATTTCTCTTTTGACATTGACGATATGTTATCTCAACAATCATCTAATGCAGCAGGTGGAGTTTCTTATGGTCTTTTTGACAATGAGAAAGATATGGCTTTGAACTTAGGTTTCACAGGATTCCGTAGAGGTTATGACTTTTACAAGTCTGATTGGAAATACTTAAATGACCCAACAATGCGTGGTGGTTTACCAACTGCAGCAGGTTCAGGTAGAGTTAATGGACTTTTAGTTCCTGCAGGTTCTACTTCTGTATATGACCAAATCTTAGGGAAGAACGCTAAGAGACCATTCTTGCACGTTAGATATAGAGCTTCAGAAACTGAAGACAGACGTTACAAGACTTGGATTACAGGTTCAGCAGGTGGAGCAGAGACTTCTAGCTTAGATGCTATGGAGGTTCATTTCTTATCGGAAAGAGCAGTATGTACTTTAGGTGCTAACAACTTCTTCTTATTCAACCAATAAGAAGTAAATAATTAAAGGGAGGCAATATATATTCTGATGAGCCTCCCTTTTTTTTTAATATAAATTTTAATCTAATTCTATTATAATGAAAACAAAAAAGAAAGTTTACACGGACAAACAATATCGTTTGACACAGGCAGTAGCACCATTAGCCTTTATGCTACCAACAAGAAACAGTAAGAGATTTCCTTTAATGCACTTCGATGAAGAGACCGGTATCAACCGTTCTTTGAGATATGCAAGTAACCAAAAAAGTCCTTTCGAAGATGAACAAGATGGCAATGCTTTATTGACACCTATTATTTTTGAAGATGGATTTTTGCACGTTGCAAAAGAAAATCAAATACTTCAAGAATTTTTACACTATCATCCTTTACTCGGAATGAAGTTTGCAGAAGTTAACGCAGCTAAAGACGCAGCAGCAGAGGTAGAAGATTTAATGATAGAAGCTGATGCTTTGATAGAAGCTAAGTCATTAAGCTTAGACCAATTAGAAACTGTGTGTAGAGTTTTATTTAATAAAGACACTACTAAAGTTTCAACTGCTGAATTAAAAAGAGATATTTTAGTGTATGCTAAAAACTATCCTTCAGATTTTATGGAAGTTATTAGCGACCCTGAATTAAAAATGCAAGGAACTGTTCAACAGTTTTTTGATAGAGGATTTTTAACTTTCAGAAAAAGTAATAAAGAAGTTTGGTTTGCTACATCAACAAATAAAACAAAACTACTTAACGTTCCTTATGGACAAAATGGTATGGACTTAGTTGTCTCACATTTAAAGTCTGACGATGGATTAGAGGTATTAAAGTACCTTGAAAGCTTATTATAATATTGTTATCTTTGTAACTTAGTCATCATCAGAGAGGTGGTGTTTTTTACTAAATTAAAATAATTTATTATGAACAAGTATTTATCATTTGCAGTAACAGACTTTGAGCCTGTACAAATTGCAATTAACGGAGGATTAACAGTTGGTGCAGTAACTGCAACTAACATTGCATTACATTCAGCAGATAGTGCGGTTGTATACACGCTAGTAGGAACAGGTTTTACTGTTGCTATGGCTGATTCAATCAACTACGCTTTAGTAGCTGCAGCACAAACTAATTGGATGAAAGCAGTTTCAAAAGTTTCTATTCCAAATGGACAGTTAGTTACTGATGTAACTATCGCTTAATTAACTAATCTTTTTAGATTTATAAGAGACCTCTTCATTTTGAAGAGGTCTTTTTATTTTGTTTATCTTTGTACAAAAGAATACAGATGATAAACTCAGTTAGACAAACGGTAATGTCAGTTCTGAATAAAAATAACTACGGCTATATCTCACCCTCTGACTTTAATTTGTTTGCAAAGCAGGCACAGTTAGATTTATTTGAGAATTATTTTTACTCATACAACTATCAAATATCAAAAGAAAATGCAAGGCAATCAGGAACAGGATATGCTGATATAACAAAAGGACTAGAAGAAGTTATTGATACGTTTTCTGTACAACTTCCTTTACTAAGAGATGGTGGGACAACTTTCCCTGAATCTTTATACTTCCTTCCTTCATTAACAACTACTAATAATGATTATTATATTATTAATAAAAATTTAGTATATAACAAAGTATTGATTTCTAATGCTACTACTACTGCAACAAATGGTGGTGGTACTAGAGTAGAAGATTCATCACAAAATTTTATAGCTTCAGGAGTACAAGTAGGAGATATAGTTTCTACTGTTACAGGAGGTGTTACATACAATACAATCGTTAGTAGCATTATAAATGCTACATCATTATTGGTTAGACCAACTACAGGTGCAATCGTTTGGGATGCAGTAGGTAAAAATTATTATATCTACTCAAGTAAAAATATTAAAGAAGCAGAAAAAGTAACTCATAGTAAAATAACTATGTTAAACAATTCATTACTTACTGCACCAAATTTAACCTATCCTGCATATACACAAAACGGAGATTTCGCAGAAACATATCCTGATACCATTAATGGTATTGGACAGTTGGTATCTCAATATATTAGATTTCCTTTTATTCCTAAATGGACGTTTGTTGATTTAGTTAATGGTGAACCTGCATTTAATGAAGGAG